TGTTGATAGAACACCTGCACATAATGATTACTATAATAAGATGAGAGAATTATTAGAAGGTGAAATAGAATGGTAAGGGGGAATAGATAGATGCATGAATTTGAAACAAAAATATTTACAGATATTGCTTTAGCTGTATCTGACTTATGTGATTATATTGAAATAGAAAAAAGTAAAAGAAAACTATCTGAAAGAATAACAGACTTATTCGTTAAATATAGAACTATTAATTCAGAAGCTAAAGTTTTCTTTGAAGTAGAAAATATGGATTATAACAATAATCTTAAATTATGCTATTTTAAATATTTAGATGGTGGTAATTTAATGTGTGTAGTTAATAATAAAATATTAAATTTAGCATTAAATGAATTATCTAAAGATGAAATAGCTAGTATTATTATACATGAAATAATACATGTGGCTTATAGTAAGACTAAGTCTATAGCAAATGAAATAATGATAAATGGTGGAGGATATATACCTACAATAGAAGAATTAAGAGGTATGTCTGGACTACCTAATCTAGAAGGTGGACATGTAGTATTAAACTTATTTAAATCAGAATTAGACTTCTTATCAGACTATAGAATGTATGAATTAGAAGAATTTGATTTAGAAGGAGCACAACAAAGAAATGATGTATTATATTACTTATTCTTTAAGATGCAATTACATACTCCACATAATAATGGTGTAGGTAAATTAGCAGCTATATTAGGTGCTGATACTTATGCAGAAGAAAAATTCTGGGATGAAGTTAAGAAAATAGCTTTATCTAAGTTACAAGACTTTAATAAATTCATTACTATGAAGTGTGACACTAATAAAAAATTAATAGATTTATTGTCTATGGAAAAAGCTAATACTTCTATTATACTATATCAAAATTATATTGATAAAGGTATAAGTGCTTTAAGAGGTAATGGATTATGGACAAACAGTTCAGCAGTTAATACTATAATAAGAAATAATAGTGAAGTACCAGTAAATGAATCTTATTTACTATTTGATAAACCAAGAATAGTTTTATCAGAAAACTTCATTAAACACATATTTGAAAAGAAAGACAATATAAAGAGTATTATGATGAACTTTGATGAGCATATAGCTACATTAACTGTAGATATAGATGATATTAGAAGTAAGGAGGATAAGTATTCACTAATTGATGAAATATCTAAATATGTAAGATTAATTACATCTAAGATAACAGAATACTCTGACTTATCACTTGCTGAAAAGAATTATAATCAAAGAAAGAAATATGAAGAAATATTAGAATTACTTAAAGGATATTTAAAGACATATATGGATATGAGAGAAACAGTTGTTAAAAAGAAAATACAACCTAAAACTTATGGTCTATATGTAGAATACCCTGAAGGATATGAAGATTAATTAAAATACCAGTAACCCACTATGAGGTTACTGGTGCAATTTTGTTTTTTATTAGTTATATATTATAATAGGAATAAAGAATAAAAATATAATTTATGGAGGTATTTAAAATGAAAGAACAATTAGCATTAATGGTGGAACATGGGGCAGTGCCATACTGGTATGCTATGGCAGCAATACCTGTAGTAGTAGGTTTTCAAGTATATTGCTTGGAAGTTGATAATAAGTTCACTAGAGGAGTGAAAAAAGTAGTGAAATACTTACTTGAAGATATCATAGATATGATGAAATAGGAGGAAAAATATGAAAGTATCTAGAAGAAGTTTTGAAAGAATCCACGCTACATTATACTTAGCTATTATTATGATGGCTATAGTATTAATAAGTGGAATATTATTACTTAGTCAAGCATTTGATTCTATTATAATTACTATGAGTATTATAGTAATATTAATGAATTCATCTGTTATGGCTATCATCTGTTGTTATGATGTAATATCTAAATTAGAGGATATTGATGAATATCAAACATTAGAGGAGGACGAATAATGAAAAATTCAATAAGAAAGATTTTAATTTCTTTCTTATTTTTTGTATGTTGCTTTGTTTTAGAAGGTAAGACAAACACATACAAGGTAAATAAGGAAGAGCTACTATTCCAGACAAAAGTCATAAGTCTGGAATTAACAGATAATGATAAAGAAGCAGAAAAATTATATATGCTTCTTTCTGGCACAATGGCAGTAGAGACTAGATTGGGACAACATAAAACAAATAAAATGGGTGTATCCCAACTAACTAAAGTTGCTTATAAAGAGATACATAAGCAATTGAAATTTAAGAAGAATAAAAAGCTTCTTAATAAGTTAAATGTAATATATGGTAGTGATATATTGAAAGTCTCATACCATAAATTAGAGCATGACTATCGTGCTGCTATTCTTTATACTGCTGCGTATTATGAGATACGAGGAGTAAAAATAAAGAATATTAAGAATAAGCACGATGCTGCTAAGACTTGGAAAAAGCATTACAATACCCATAAAGGAAAGGGTACTGTAAAAAGATTTATCCAAGTCTATAATGAAGAATTAGAGTAAAATATAATAAATACCCACTAGACAACTATTCAATAATGATTATAATAGTTGAAAGGTGGGTATTTAATAATATTATGGAAAACAATATTTTTTTATCTGAAAAATCGTTAATTAGTAAAATTAAGAAAACTCTTAAAGATTTTACAATGATTAATGCTCTGGATTTAGATAGTTATAAGGTAATAGATAATAAGATTAATAATAAAATAGTACTAAGACCTTATTCTATAGACTTGTCTTGTGATAAATGTAGAGAGAAGCTAATGCCATTGAAACATTTTAAGAGTGCCACAATATATAAGGATGAAGAAGATATACTGTGTTATGATTTTAAAAATACTATGATTCATTTCACTCAAGAAAGAAAAACTGGTAAGTTTGATTATGCTTATATTTTCTTTTTTGATGATAAACTACATTGTCTTCAAATCCCTTGTCAATCGCATTAAAACACTTAGTTAATTAAATATCGAAAAACATTGGAGGTGAAAGACAATGGGATTAAAAGATGCTAGAAGAATTATAGAAGATGCTGTTCAACAACAACAAGACAGAATGTATTCACCATATATAAAACACATAGATGGGAATGCACCAAGTTTTGTTACATATTTAAGAGCATCAGAAGAATTCTCTACACAATTAATGGGTACTAATGTGCATTACGCAGATTTTGGTAAAGACTCCCCTATTAAATGGGATAAAATAAGAAATGTTCCATTATTTGGATTTCAAATAGCTGACTTATCTTCTATGGATACTGTAGATAATATAGGTACTGAAGTAGAAATAACTGGCGATTGTAGATTAATGGCTAATACATATGTACCTAAACCAAATGAATATTTTATAGTAAACTATCTATCTAAGAATTTACTATTTCAAATAACAGCAGCAAAACCAAATATCTTAGATAGTAACTATATGTATAAAATAGAATATCAGTTGAAAAGAGTTCTAACAGATGAGACTCAAAAAGATATTGATATGAATGTAGTAAGAGAATATGAATGTATCTATGAGAATATAGGCACTACTATGAAATCAGTTATTAGAAGTGATGACTATTTCATTAGAGAGAAATTAATTAAAATATATGAAGAATTATTAGATTACTTTGTAGAATGGTATTATGAACCATTAACTAATTCTTTTATAGATGATAGTAATGGATTATACATATATAACAAATATCTAACTAAATTCATTGTAGATAATAAATTATTTAAAGACACTAAGTATAACCATATTACTTTAGTAAATGAAGCAGAATTAGAAAGAGATTTTATTAATACATATAAAGGAACTATATATGGAGCACTAGAAGATAAGTCTACTAGAATATTGAATTATAATACTTGTAGATTAGACCAAAGTTATAGTAGATATAGTACATTTAGTAATTATCCATATAAATATAATATTATGTGTATAGATGAATCTTTAGATGAGTATCCTGAATTAAAAGAATCGGTATTTAATACTACTATAATAGATAGTAAATTATTTGATATATTGAAGAATGATGATGTATTATATGAGGATGCTAATATATTAGAAACTATCATTTATAATTTTCTAACTAAAGATAAGTATATATTCTCACATGAGAATATAGAAGACTTAGAAGATTATTATATAGATACAGAAACTTACAATATGAATATTATGTCTATAATACTATTCATATTAAAGAAGAGTATAGAATTCTATACTTCATATAAAACTAATTACTCACTAGAAATGAGTAGAGGTGGAATTGATAATATTAGATAAAGGAGGTAAACCATGTATAAGAAACTAAGAGAAGCAGTTGAAGCAGTTAAGAATGAAAAATTAGCAGATGATGTTATATATGATGAAATAACTGAAGATGCTGCTGAAGATGTTGTTATAGGTGATGATGTTGATGAAATACCTATGGGAGCAATTGAACAAGATATAGATAATGATACTGAAGATTCATTGAATGATGAAATTAAAGAGGCAGAATTAAAGGAAAGCTATACACTATAGGTTTAACTTAGATTTAATAGTAAAAAAAACAAAGAATAAATAAAAAGGAGGAACTATCATATATGAGAGTTTATAAAAAAATGTATATAAGAGTTACAGGTAAAGCAACTTCTCTTACTTTAGGAGGAATATCTCTACCAGTTGACTGTTATTTAGCAACAGAAATGGAAGTTAAAAATCTATTATTAGAAGGTGCTAAAGTAGAAGGTTTACAAGATGATATGAAAACTACTACTGGAGAAATCACTTTAGATAATGTAGATACAAAATTTGGAGATAGTAAATACTTAGTATTTGAACCTATCCCAGAATCAAAATCTTTATCTTATAAAGAAATACCATTATCATTTGTTGTATTTGACAAAAATGGAGTTAGAACTCCAGTAGCTGGTTCTGATGGAGCTATGACATTATCAATATCACCTAGTGAATTAGCTGAAATAGATAGTGGAAAATTAAAATATAAGAAAGCTGGACAAGTATTAATAAAAGCTAAACATACTGACACAGATGAAATAGAAGCAGCTTATATTATAAAACCTGCTTTTGAATTAAAATTAGAAAAAGAAAAATTAGAACTTGAATTAGGTAAAACTGAAGAAGTTTACTATGAATTCACAGGTGTAGGGTTAGAAGCTGATGAATTTGAAATTGAAGGAGCTACAGCTGATATTACAGTAAAACACTTAGTACCAGTAAAAGCTTTAAAGATTTCTGGATTAAAAGCTGGAAATGCTACAATCAAATTAAAAGTTAAAGGAACAGACTTAGCAGCTGAATTAGCAGTAACTGTTAAAGGAGCAGCAGAAAAAGTAAAAGAATATAAACTTAAAAACTTAGTATCGTCTCAAGCAGATAAAGCTAATGGAGCAGTAGGAGATACTATCAAAGCAACAGTTAAAGTAGATGTATCTGAAGATTTAGCAAAAGATGAAACAAAATTAAAAACAGTTAAAGCAACTCTAGCAGAAGGAGATGCAGTAACAGTTGAAGGAATCGAATTCGTTAGTGTAGCTGGAACTACAGCTGAATACACTGTAACAGCTAAAGCAGCTAAAACAGGAAAATATCAAATCACATTGAAATCAGATGATGCAACAGTATTAGGGGAAATTAAAACTAAGAAATTTAACTTAACAGTTGCTTAATAATATTTAACCAATACATAACCCGTATAGTCATAGACTATACGGGTGTAATTTTGTTTTTTTTTTCTTATATATTATAGTAGTAGTTCAAAGTTAATAATAATGAAAAAAAATAATAAGGAGGTATAACTATAAACAAACAAGAATTAAAAGAATTAAGAGGAAAATTACAAGAAAGAATCGGAATCATATGCGATTCTAAAGACAGAGAGTTAGAAACAAAAATCGGTAGAGAAGAATTAGAAGTATTAAGAAATTCAACTATTGAAAAAATAGATAGAATTGGATATGAATATCTAGAAGCACAATATACTAGATACGCTAAAGGTTTAATGAATAAATATTCTGTTGAAAAATCAATAGATTATCTAGTAGATAAGATAGAAAAAGAAATACCTAGAATAGAAAAAATGGAACCAGAAAAACTATTAACAGCTTTAGCACCACTTGGATTATATTGTTGTGCTTTCGATTACATTGGTGAAAATTTAATATAATCATTAAAGGGTAGATAAAATCTACCCTTTAATTTTTTCTATGATGCAGTTAAATATATGTAAATTTTATAGTTTTCTTTATATATTATATTAGTAGCAAATGATAAAAATAAAATCATTTGACTAAATTATATAAAGGAGGTTCTTAATATGAGAACTAAGAATGAAATAAAAAATATATGTGAAGAAATAGTATCAGATTTTATAACTAACAATAAGAATACTAATGTATTAGTATTAACTTATGAAGAATACTTAGAATATGATAATTTAGTAAATAAAATTCTAAGAAAATATACACCTACTTTAAATGTATCTGAAGATAAATCTAAAAAGATTATTGGATTCAGTATAAATGAGAGATGCCCATATAACATAGTAGGATGTTTAAAGAATGCATTACATAAGAGTAATAAGCATTTTGATAGAATTTCTTTAAAGAAATTTAAATTCACTAAACTAGCTTTCTTAAATAATTTAAAGAAAAGAAAAGAATGGTTATTAGAAATAGATAATTTAAGAAAAGCTAATAAGATTGAAAAAGTTAAACACTCTGATGAAATAGCTAGAATAGAAAAAGCATTAGAGGTATAACTTATGATAAGAAAAGAGTACGTAAATTCCATTATAATAAGGTGTGACAATTTTCTTATTATAGGTGGATGGGAACATCCAATAGTAGGACCTAGGTTTATAAACACAAAGTCCATTAATAATAAGGTATTGAAAATAAAAAGAGGTATAGACAATAAGTCTATACCTCTTCCTTTTCCTACTATTAATTATTTTATTTTTTTAACTCCTTTAGTTAAATTATATAAAGTTTGTAGTGTTTCATTCTTAGTTACTCTATTTATTTGTCCATTAGCATTCAATACATTTCTAATAGATAACATAAACTTTTCACATGATTTATTTCCTTCTTGTGTCCATACTCCTCTTATAGATATTTGGTCACCATCATAGTCAGCATTTAAACCAGCTGTATATAAGTTACTGAATTGTACAGTGTCACTAAAATTATTAGATACTTGATTTTGTGACATCCTTAAATCTATTACAGGATAATAAGGATATTCAACATCTCCAACTTTAGCCCACATAGTTTTCATAGTTGTTAGTATATGTGGTTTATTAGTAAACATGTTAGAGTATTCTGTAAAAGGATATCTTGATACTACTATATATTTATCTTTTATTGCTGCTGAAGCTGCTTGATATAGAATATCTGTTATTGTCATTGGTCTTATTATCTCAGTTCCACTCTTATCAGTTATCTTCATATACATATGTAAAGGTTCTTTATAACCGTCTACTTTGACTTCTATTTTATTAAATCTAGCTGGAGGAGCTTTAATGTAAGTCTTTAATAATCCGTCAATAAATTTACTATCGAAATTCTGTCTAGGGTTATTAAATGATTTAACTTGTGTTCCTTGTGGGTCTGCCCATATGAATCTTACATTATCCATTTCATTAAATATCTCTACCAGATTCTTATACACAAATGGATAAAATTCAGAACAAACCATTCCTAATGGTACTCCTGTATGGTAAAAGTCTACTGGGTTACTTGATATATTATTATCATAGTATCTAGGAGATGATATTACTGCTCTAGCACCATTTGTTATAGTTTTACCCATTAAGTATTTTCTTAATTTACCATATTTACCTCTTGCTACTTCTTGTTTAATGAAGTAATTATATAATTCATTTAATGATGTTTGTATTCCATAAGTAGTCTTATTACTCATGAAATCAAAATCATTATTATTAGCTAATAATTTAGTTTTCTTTAAAATATCAGCATAATAGTTATTAACTACATCCACTGCTAGATTATCATTAGCAAAATTCACATCTCTATAAAATGGAGGTATTACTAGAAATTTATCTATAAATATTTCATTTTTTGGTATACCTCTTATTACTGCTAATGCACTAGCTCTAGCATCTGAACCTGTTTCTTTCCATTTTATTTTTTCAAAGTTATCATATAACCATTTTAATCCAGTAAAACCATTTTGTTGGTCTACTACTAGAATTCCATCTTTATCCATATTAACTCTTAACATTCCACTGATAATACCATCAATCATAGTAGGTATTAATTTTTTGAATGTTATATATAATACAGGGTTTATAAATTTATTTTGTAAGTCTATATAACCCCAATTAGATTTTCTTTCTCTTGGTGTTGTACCAAATAATTCATATGAGAATAATCCATTAGGTGTAGGTCTTTTATCTTTATCAAAGAATATATTATCTGTTACTTCATGGACTACTGCTTTATTTATTTGAATAAATTTATTTATATCAAATACATCTAATTTTAACATTCCACAACCCCCTAAGCTGTTTTAATTACTATCTTATTCTTAGAAGGACTACATAATTTAAATTTTCTATTATTATATTCTAATTCCTTTTCTTCTAATTTAATATCTAATTCTAATTCTATATCATTGTCTTCATTGATATTAAATTTAGATATTTTCTTAGGAATAGAATCATTACTATAAACTTCTTCCATTAAAGCATATATTTTTTCTAAATAATCACTATCATTGATTATATTTATTAAATTATATTTTGTATTTTGATTAGCATGAATACATTGTAATATGAAATCTTCTTTATCCAATATATTCACTCCTTTATGTAAATTTTAGGGTGGAACTATTACATTCCACCCTTCTTCATTTCTTTTTCCATTTTCTTATTTTCAGGATGAGCATCTTGATTTTCTTGTATTCTCTTAGCTCTAACCTCTATTAACTTCAGTAGGCTATATCTATCCATTTCCAATGCATCATCAATAGATAATTCTCCCGAGTATAAGTATGATGCAGTTTCAGCAAGTTTAAAGATATCTCTTACTCTGCTTTCCCTTTCTCTCTTATCACGGGAACTTGGAAAAGTAAATTCATTGGTTCTACTGGTACATTATTCAAATAAGGTTTACCACAGTGAGGACATAATATAGCATCTTTACTAATAAAGAACTCAGCTGTTTTACCTTTTATTAATTCAGTAATTTCATCAGATATTGCTGTAAATATTTCTTGTGGAGTATTTCTAAGCATTTCTTCAAATACAGAATCGAAATCATTTATTGTAAAGATTTCATTTGTTTCAAAGTCAGGTATAGATATACTCTTTATAAATGGCATTACTGATAATACTGTAAAGAATTTCTTATTTTCATCTGTTCTGTAGTTTAAGTTCTTAGTTAAGAAATCAAATATTGTAGGTAATCCTACTCTATATACTATTCCAGTATTCTTATCTCTTATTGTCTTAACTACATTACTTGGTGAATGTTTAAACATTTCAGTTTCATTAGGATATTCCATAATATTTCTTACATGTTCAACAAATTCATCATCTGAACCATTAGTAGGATGCATTAATTCATCTATAGGTACTTCTACAGGTATTTTTAAAGTTTCACTACCAAATGCTACACAATCTGGATTTACACATGGTAAATCTACTCTTAGTATACCATCAGTAGATGCTTTAAATACTGCTAAGTATAATGTTTGAATTTCTAGATAACTAATACTTCTTATTAATTGTAGATAGTTTAATTTACCTACACCTTTTAATTCAATAAATTCTGCAAGTATTTGCATTTGATTTAATAGGTTTTGGTATTCTGTTTGATTTTCATCATATTGTAATCCTTCTAATATAGCATTACTATTTATAGGAGAAGCAACTACAAATGCATTACTTAATGGTAATGGTAACATTTGTTTATTTACTCTCTTTTTTCTTTTTTCATTGAATTTTTGGTATAAGTTTATATTATTTTCACTTATATTAATTTCTTTGAATTTACCTGTATCTACAGATGTTATTACTTCTACTTTAGCTGTTTCTTTTTTATTATCAGCTACGAATGTATTTTGTAAAGGTATTCTAGTAACTTTAGTTTCTTCTAATGGAGTTGTAGATACTGGAGTTGCTTTTGGTAAGATAGTAGAAGAAGACACTACTTCTCTCTCTCCACCATTAATAGGTTCAACTGAATTCAAATCATTGTATGTAGATTTTCCTTTAGGTTCTTTTGGTTTATTTATTTCTCTTGCTTCTTGTAGTTCTTTATTCAATTTATTAGTATCTACACCCAATGCTTCTTTTACTTCTTCAGGTACTACTCCTGTTTCTCTTATTTGATTAGGTTTTAGTTCTCCTGTTTCTATTGCATGTTCTGTTTCTCTCTTTAGACCTATTAAATAATCATTAATAGCATCTAAACCTTTATCATCAGTTATACCATTTTCTATTATTTTAGAATCTGTTATAACTCCTTTTTTATCTGTTTCTTCCATATACTTAACTAATTCATCACCAGATAAATCTTCACCTTTAATAGTTTTATCGACTACTTGAGAATCTTGATTTCCTCCTTGAAGGATAACTCCTTTATCAATATTTGGAACAGGTGATGTATTAGTATTTTCACCCATTACTATTGGGTCTGTTGCTTCAATTCTAGCACTAATATTATTAGTACCTTTTTGGTCTAATTCATTTAATAAACTTGATAATTTTGACATTATTTATTCCTCCTTAAATTATTTAATCTTTAATTTTCCTGAACATATCATATTCAGCTAATTCTACTTGTAACCTATCATTTATTGTATTTATATTAGCTAATATTACTTCGTTATCTATTGCTATTGCTAATAATAAAGTATCTTCTGACGGTTTGGTTAATGTTATATCTACACTAGATAGTTCTGGCAGATAAGTTTGTATCTGGTCTCTTATTTTTGTTTCAATCTGTCTTACCTTATGGTCATCTATCATTTCAAATCTATATGCTTGTAAACCTACTCCCATTTCTGGTGCAGTGTGATAAGTACCAGGATTTAGAAATACTAGATTAAGTATAAGATAAGCACTTCCTTTTATACCAGTAACCTCATTAGGGGTATCGAAGTTATCTATTTCTAAAGTGTATTCAGTAGACAATTCTATTAACACCTCCCTATACTTCCTTTGATTTTAATTATTTATAAGTTTGGGTATAAAAAATCTACAATAAAACACATTAGTATATTACTAAATTAAACAGGAGGTTTAATATGGCTAAAAGATATGTAAAATGTCCTTTATGTGCATTTAAAGATTATAATAAATTAAAAGTATATGAGCATATGGAAAAAGAACATGTTGACCAAATACCTGAAGGTATGGGTGCTGACCAATATTGGTATAATTTGACTCATCATAAAGATAGTGGTCACTGTATCATATGTAAAAGACCAACAGCTTGGAATAGTATCACACATAAATACAATAGATTTTGTGATAATCCTAGATGTAAAGAAATATACAGAGAAGAATTTAAAAGGAGAATGAAAGATAAGTACGGTAAAGAGCATCTACTAAATGACCCAGACACACAAAAGAGAATGTTAGCCAATAGAAAGATTAGTGGAGAATATATATGGTCTGATGGTAGTATAAAGAAGTATACTGGTAAATATGAATTAAAATTCTTAGAGTTTTGTGACTTGGTATATTCATTCCCAGCTGATGATATATTAGCTCCTTGTCCATTTACTTTTATCTATTCATTAGATGAGAATAAACCTGTACAAGAAAAATATTATACTGATGAAGAGTTTGAAAATATGACTGATGAACAAAGAAAGAATTTGGATGGATATTTATTCTATATACCAGATTTCTATATACCTACTTTAAATCTTATAATAGAAATAAAAGCAGGTGGAGAAAATCCAAATAAGCATCCTAAGATAAGAGAAATTAATGGAGCTAAAGATAGAGCTAAAGCAAAAGTAATGTCTACTCAAAAAGAATTCAACTTCATTAAGATAACAGATAATCAGTTTGGTAAATTTGCTACATTAGTAGAACAACTTACTAGTACCGATAATGATGAGAGAATTGTTATCATTGGAAAATAGAAATCTATGAGTTATATAACTTTAAATTAATTATTATTTAGAAATCAAAAACAATCAGGAGGAATTTAAGAATGGCAATTAAAAATCTTAAAAACGAAAAAGCAACACAAAAAACAGAAAGAAAAGCACTACCACTAGTGGAATTAATTAAAGGGAATTTTGCTAATAAGAAAAGAACTATTACACCTAATACTAAGGAAGAAGATGGTTCTATTATTAGTGATTTTAAAGAATTTGGTTCAATGTTAGTATTTACTAAAACTGCTGATGTTGATACTTTTAAATTTAAAAAGTATGATAATCAAATTACTCCTGTAGAGGAAATTCATATAGAGTTTAATGCAATTAAAAAGGTATTTGATAATGAAGAAATTAAGAAATTATTAAAACCTGCTCAATTAAATAATATTGAATATATCACTGGATTATTCACAGAAAACAAAAGAAAGATTAAAATAACTGATAAAGAAACTGGAGAAGAAAAAGAAATAGAAAGATTAAATAGATATTTCAATACCTATCCAAAAGTAAATAAACATGTGTTAGTTAGAGTACCATTAATCTCTAAAGAACATACAGAAAAGATTGCTGAGTTATTGAAAAATAAACACATCTTCTCTATATTCAAACCCGTTAAGAATAAGAAGACTGATAAAAATATGATAGTTGGATTTACATTTATCCCTATCAAATTATAATATTTGACTCTTATTTTAATAATATATTATATGTGTGAAATAGCAAAATGGAGATCTCGCTATTTAATAACATTTAAAATTAAGGAGGAAATGTCATGGCATTAAAAACAGTTGACAGCAACAAACCAGAAGTAGCTCCTGGTACAAATGAAGCTACAAATTATGAAGGAACAGTATTTGATGGCAATATGCAAACAGGAGGAGAACCAGAAGATTTCGGTTACATCTTCCCTGAATGTGTAAAAATTGAGAAAGCTGTAGATGATGTACCATTCTTAGCATTTTATCAAATGTCTATTAATGATATTATTAAAGCAGCTAACTTCAACATCATCAAAACTAATGGTATTGGAAGAGACCAAGGGTATGGTGGTATAACAGTAATACCTTCAAGAGATGGTAAGCATATTGAATTATATACAGTATGGACTATAGCAAAATGCCCATTCATCAATTCTCAATCAGCTTACAGAGGAATTGATTCAGGAATAGCTCAAGCTATAAGAGAAAAATTAGCTAGACCTGAACAAGTAAACAGAATAGATTTATTAGACTTCTATAAGAAATTTAATGGATATCTATTCTTCTATGATAGTTCAAATAAAATCGAGTACAAACTTGATGATTTGAACAGAGACAAAAATGAAGCACAAATAGCTATTAAGATTGATTTAGAAATCTTATTAGCAGCAATACACGGATATAAAGTAAACCCAGGAGAAGGTGAAGATGTAAAGACTTGTGAAAACATATCTCTTTATAAATCAGAATCTTCAAACAGATATGAGGATATGCTAGTAACATATCAACTAGCTGACCCTAAAGTAATTGAAATGTTATCTAATAAATATGGTAACAAATTCAAAGCTAAAGGTGCTAGAAGATTTAATGGAAATCTTCAAACTCTATAATAATTAATATTATAAAAATAGATAAGTTCTTTTGAACTTATCTATTTTTTTCTATTTATTTTATTTTCAAGTAAAGGAGATATTATAATGGAAAATATAACTGCTACTAAATATAGATTTCTCAATATACATCTATCTACAAAGAAATATAATGAATTGTATAATATGGCAAATAATATTGATGAGATTAAACTAATTACAAAGATTAAGAAATTCTATGATGCTATACAAGAGATAGCTAATTATATTGATGATAGTAAATTTGATATAAGTGCATTATTTTATATGCCAGATACTGAATTTGAATTATTCTGTAATAATTCAATACCATATCTAATGAAAGAGATAGTTGAAGATGTAGCTGAATATAAATTAAATAATTGGAAGTATGATAAAATCATATTACCTAGAATAATTATAGTTGAATAGTATTAGATATATTAAGGAGATATTATGAAGTATAAATTTAAACTAATATTTGATTTAGAAATAGGATATTATAGCAATATAGAAGTAATGTTAGAAAGTTCAGATTATAAATTGAACCGTGTAGGAGATGTATCTGTAGATTATCGTGGTATGAATGCTAGATTAGTAGGTCATACTCTTTATGAATATGATTTTAAAACAGATAAACAAAATGATACTATGATAAATCATATAGTACAAAGAATACTAGATATGGTCAATAGTCTTCACTCAATGCTAGACGCAGACTTCAATAGACTTGTGACTATTGATACATTTGAATATATCGAGGAGGATTAATATGAAAGAATTATCTTATGATATAAAAAGAGACTTTGGTATAATAGAAGAACACCCTACAAGAAACCAAGCTCTTACATTAAGAGAAGTCTCTTGGGGTAATAGAGAACCAAAGATAGAAATAAGAGAAATAAATATAGAAACTAATACACCATATAAAGGAATAGGTTTCTATACTAAAGAAGGATTAACAAGTTTATGTAAATTATTAATTAGTAATGGATTAGTTAAATTAGAAGATTTACAGGATATTGAAGTAAAAGAAGAAGAGAAAGAAGAATTAAAAATAATAACTTCTGAAGAGTTATTAAATATAGAGGAAGATTAATATGATTGATGCTATAATAAATTCATTCAATGTAAAATACTCTATATTAGATAAAGAAGTGTCAGAGAAATTGAAAGAAGGTAATAGAGCTAATATTTATATAAGTATGGAAAGCATATTAAGTTATTTCTTTACTCCTTCTATTATAGAATATTCTAATTCTGGAAAAATAGACAGAATATATGAATGGTTAGCACCGTTATTAATTAATATAGGTGCTCACTATAGACATTATTTCTATTCTAGATGGAATGTATCTACTAATATAATTTTCTATGATACAGACTTTAATAGTACTAATAATATTACATATTGTCCAGAATATAATAATACTAATTTAAATACTATACATAAACAAGAAAATGCAAATATAATGGAATTTATTAATCATAATTTAAAATCATTTAAAGAGATATCTAACTACATAAAAGACTTCTCTTATATAAAATTAAATAAAACTGAAGGAGGATTAATTCCTTATCACATAATCTCAGAAAATAGTAATTCTGATTTAATACATATTGTTATAACAAGAAATCTATTAGACTTTCAGCTAATAAATATGAAAAATACTTTCATATTATTAGTAAATAAAGATAAGTCAGTAATAGTAAATAAAGAAAATATTTATGAAGAATTACTAAAGAAAGATAAAGTGATATATAGACCAAGTATTAATATATCATCAGAATTTATTACTTTACTATTACCTATAGTAGGAGTCAAGAGTAGGAGTATTAGTGGGTTTAAAGGATGTAGATTAGCTAATACTCTAAGAAAAGTAGAGAAGAAAATAAAAGATGGTATGTTAGTAAATGGTAAGATGGTTGACTTCAGACTATTTAATGATATATTAGGATTAAATGATGATGCTTATAAATCATGTAATAATATATACAGAGCAATAAGCTATTCATTTCAATATAAAATGCTAGATGACTATCAAAAGAAAACTATAACTGATATGATGAATACATATATTCCAAATAATCAGGATTTAATGTATTTAAATGAGCATATATATAAAACAAATGAAATGAAATTGTCTTATTTAAAAGAAGGTGTAAAATAAACAGTAGATGACTCTATAGGAATAAATCCTATAGAGTCTATTTATAATT